TAGGATAACAACCCAGGCTACTGCAACCGGCGGTTTCCTGCGGCAGTTTAACGAACTCCTCTATCGCCATTTCAGTGGTCTATCTCGAGAGGCAAAGGATATTGACAATGCCAACCAGACTAAGGATGAAACCTCCGACACCTTCAGGGTTGCTATAGGAGGAGGATCAAACTACATACAGGAAGATCCTTCAACCTTGAGTAAACCTCAACAGTATGCTGGTGTTCAGGTTGGTTCTTCTAGTTCGCCGGTAGCATTTGCTGACTTCGCCCTTGCCAGTAGGATAGGTCATGGTAACGGTGCAGGTCAGCTTTTCTATTACGGAACAGTTGTTGACCTTTGGATAGGTAACACGACCGCAACTCAGTTTGACTGTATAGGGATGTTTGAGAACCAAAGCGGTGCAACAGTTGCTGTTAAGGAAACTTCCCTTTACACCCATGATGCAGAGACTACACCGTCTGTCAATCATGCCTTAGCGCGTCATGCTTTGGCTGCTGCGGTAAATGTCCCAGATGGTCAATGCCTGAAAGTGACCTATAGATTTAGTGTATGATTTCACGAGAAGAAAGGATACAATTACTGGCTGAGATGGATGCTTCCTCCGCTTTTGCGGCGGGAGTAATCTATCCTGACCGTTTCAATCGTCCTTTCGATCTGATTCATAAACCGATCTTTGATATTATTGATAAAAGGCCTGGTGATGAAGGGTATCGTCCTCATAAACTCATTATTGCTCCTCGTGGAATCGGTAAGACTTCTATATGTGGCCTCCTGGTTCCCACTCTCGCTATTATTCTTCAGCGATACGATTATCTGGTCGTTATTGGTTATAATGCTGACGACGCTATTGAGAAAACAGAGGAACTTAAAAAGGAGTTAGTCAGTAATGAGCTAATCAGGACGCTCTTTGGGAATATAAAAACTCCTAAGTGGTCAACGAAGGAGTATGTGCTCCAAATTGGCTCTAAACAGATCAAGGTTCATCCTCGTGGTAGTGGCCAGCCTGTCCGCGGAAGGCTATTCAATGGCAGTCGCCCTGGACTCATTCTGGTTGACGACCTCGAGAAAAGCAAGGAAGTAGAAAATCCTGAAATACGTAAAGAGAAGAAGGATTGGCTTCACGGCGATGTCTTGAATTGTATTGATCGAGGCTTGCGCCATGAGATAGGCGAGGATGCACCTTGGGAGTTTCTAGTAATGGGAACCATCCTTCATCAGGACAGTTTGCTGATTAGTCTGCATGAGTCAGACCATTGGGATTCAGTCCTTCTAGAAATCTGCGACGACCATTTCGTAAGCAACGCGCCGAACTTCATGCCTGATAAGGCTTGTAGAGCTTTATACAATCACATGAAGGACGACGCTCAATTAGACACCTGGTATAGGGAATACCGGAATAATCCAGTTCCTGCCGGTGAAGATGCTGCGTTTAATGAGACGCTATACCGATATTATGATGAGGGTGAGGAGAACCTTAACCACAATCTGGACGTTGAGAACATCGTTATTGTGGATCCTTCTCGTACTGTTAATATGGCTTCTGCGCCAACAGGCATTGTAGGTTGCGGAATTGATATGACTAGGAACAGGATCTTTGTTAGGGAGTGTATCTCTAAGAAAGTCTATCCTGAGGAAATGTATGAACTGATTGCTCATACGATTAGAAAACTAGAAGCTCGAGTCCTCGCCGTTGAGGTAACAGGCCTTCATGAATTTATCACCCACCCTCTTAAAACCTTCCTCGCACATAGGGGAATCAGGGTGGAATTTATTGAACTACAAGCTCGACAAGGTGTAAGTGAAAAAGGGAAAGCTGCTCGTGTTAGGAGTCTCGTTGACTTTTACAGGCAAGGTATTATATACCATAATGAGCAAGTTACGGCACCGCTGGAACAACAACTACGAGCCTTTCCAAGAGCTAAAGACTGGTCATTAATGGACCCTTTTGGTTACGTTGTTGAACTGCTTGAAAAAGGCCAACGTTACCTTAGTTTTCCTGGCCAGCATGACTTTGAGGATGCTCGTAGTGTTGAACAAGAATTTAGTGAACTAGAACGCTATTACAGGGACGACCCAGATATGTGGGCTCCTCTTGAAGATTTTAGGGTAGTTTGAGTAAGATCTATAAATATTACGTTGGATCTAAAGGCCCTCAGATTTACTATTCTGAGAATGGCGAACTACCCTTTCGAGTTGAGGAGATTGAGGAGAAAGACGTTCATCAGACTGATGGTTTGGTTAGAGACGTTGCCCTTAATTTCCTTTCAGGTGTAGTTGGCTCAGGAGGTAACATAGAAGGTACAATTAGTGCTGGTGACTATGCTACTCATCGCGCCGTACACTTTAACGCATTTAACATAGCAGGGGATCTGCTTTAGATCATGGGAGTAAATACTGTACCACGCTTTATTGAGCAGCCACAGACCTGGAAAACCAGAGTCAGTGTTGCCAATGCTAACATAGGAGGCAATACAGGAACGTTAGCGACCTTGTTGACTGGAGAAACTCCTCATGGTTCTAAGGTTGACTATTTCCTCTTCCAAGCTCAATCTGCCACCCAGATCAATAAGTTGAGAATGTACTTATTTACCTCTGGTGGTACGCCTCATTTCTTTAAGGAGATCAATATCAGTTCTAACTCGGCGCCAGCGACCACTAAGTCTGCTTGGAGTGGATCTTATACCCCTGCTGTGCCTATTGTAGTTCCTGGAGGATGGACGCTTCAATGCTCTATTCATTCAGCGAATACAATTAATATAATTGGCTTCGGCGGAGACTACTAATGCCTCAAGTTTTAGATCCTAATGCTACCATGAAGCCCCAAAAGGGGAAAGGTAAGCCATTAGCTCATATCAATCACGGCTATAATTATCCTGACGGGCTGAATTTAAGGCCTGGGCATAAGAAGCACCAGCGTTTGCTGGATCAAATCCTTGCTTATGCTAGGGATTCTTATAACACTGTCTCACAGAGGCATAAAGACTGGAATGAGATTGATAGGGTCCTGAAATCTTACACCTATCTGCCTACGACCGGCGGAAAGAATAAGAAAAGTCGGGATGAGCATAATGAACAGGTTGACGAGATGCGTAGAATCGTCATGCCTGTGTCTCAAGTCGTCCTTGACACCCTTTTAACTTATTTCACCTCCGCCTTTATCCGTAACCCTATCTTCACCTACGAGGGAACAGGGCCTGAAGATATCTACGGCGCGTATATGATGACTGAACTGGTTCATCAGCAGTCTCATAAGAACGCTGTACCACTCTCCTTGCATACAGCTTGGAGGGATATGTTCTCGTATGGTGTTGGTTACGCTAGTCCCAGGTGGAAACAGACCCTTGGAAGGAAAATTGAACTCACTCCAACGGGCTTTTTCGACAATATTGCCTCATTTTTCCAAACAGGTTCGGCTAGACGGGCCTCAGACTACCAAATTCTCTACGAAGGCAACGTTCTCGACAATATTGACCCTTATTTAGCCCTTCCAGATCCTACTGTTTCGGCTCATGAGGTCCAACAAGGTGAATATTTCGGCTGGATTGATGAGGATACCCTCAGTACCCTACTCCGAAATGAGGACTCAAATGGATTCTTCAACGTTAAATACTTGAGGGATCTAGATGCGCCATTAACCTCTGATTTAACCAACAGAGGACATAGGAACGATAAACGTCAGACTGCCCATCCCTCATCTAGCAATCCGGTTGATATAATCTGGATGTATATTGACCTTATCCCAAGAGATTGGGAGCTAGGGCGTTCTGACGATCCTGAGACGTGGGTTTTCGCCGTTGCCGCTGATACAGTTATTATTCAGGCAGAACCACTTAACCTTGCTCATGGAAAAATCCCTGTGGCCGCTGGTGCTCCTGATTTTGACGGGTATAGTATTACCCCAATGTCTCGCCTTATGGCAATTGAGGAAATACAGGTCCTTGTCGATTTCCTCTACACCAGCCATGTCGAAAATATTAGGCGAGTTATCAATGACAATCTCGTTGTTGATCCTTCTCTTATTAACATACATGATATTAACAACAACAAGCCTGGTAAGATAATCCGTGCAAGGAAAAGGGCTTGGGGTCAAGGAGGACTTCGTGACAACGCAATCTTCCAGCTCGACGTTAAAGATGTGACAGGTGGTAATGTTGCTGATGCCCAGTTCCTTATGGATCAGGCTAAGACAGCCACTAGCACAATGGATCAACTCGGCGGGAACCTTTCACCTCGAACGTCCAGGGTTAGCGCGTCTGAGGCTCAAGGGCTCAGGCTTGCAGGCCTCTCCAGGCTTGAGCGTCCCGCCCAAATTGTCTCCCACCAATTTATGCTTCCAATTGCCAGAATGTTTGCCTCAAATGTTCAGCAATTCATGGAACAGGATACCTTCGTTAAGGCAACAGGTGAATTGGCCCAACGCCTTAGAGAAGAATATGGTATCGAACCTGAGAGGGAACGTGTTCCTGTCTCCCCTGAGGAGATGCTGGTTAATTATGACGTTATGGCTCATGATGGTGTCGTGCCAGGGAAAGAGAATGTTCAGGTCTGGACAGAGCTTTTCCAAGTAATGAGTCAGAACCCTGAACTTGCTCAGCATTTCGATATGCAGCGAATCTTCACGCATATTGCCAGACAGATGGGCGCACCTAATGTAGATGGCTTTGTTCGTCAGCGGCCTATTGAGGTTCTCCCTGATGATGAAGTTGTCAATGAAGTAGATAAAGGAAATCTTGTCCCAACAAACGGACAGGTCTAATGAGTAGATACAGCGGGATACCTAGTATCCTCCCTAGATACGAGGGAAGTGCCGAAATGGAACTATTTTTAGGTCAACAGAATCTTGTCTTAGTGAAGGATTTGAAGTCTGCTCTTCTGAGTGGAGCAAACCTTAACAGCGCAACTACAACTGTGGCTTTAAAAACCCTCGCCGGTGCAACGTTAAGCAACGCAACCTTGAGCTATGTAAGTGGTTCTGCCGGAAGGTATGAAGGAACCCTACCAGTCGTGTCAAGCCTAGTGGAGGGTACTGAGTATCTCGCCCAAATTACCGTAACGTCTGCGGCTACTACTGTAGCCTACTGGAACATTCGTGCTATCGCTGTCCATCGGAGAGACTAATGGCTGAGCCGAACGGAACGATTAAGGAAAGTAAGGTTATCAAAATAACCCTGGGGGCTTTTATTAGCATCCTCACAGGCGTCGTTGTTGGCACGTTTGCTTTAACAATGATTTACGCCAGATTCCTTGTAATTGAAACGCGAATGTCCGATATTACGAATAGAATTGAGGAGGTGAATGAACGGATTAACCGAAGGGTAGATCCTGTTGAAGCGCAAGTACAAAAGCTAGTTGAACAAACCGCCGAGGTAAAGTAATGCCTGTACTGGACGAGAAACCTAAATGGATTGTGAAATCCAAAGCCTTTCAGGGTGTATTCATAATGCTCCTGACAGTGATCTTTGGATCTTCCGGTTGGCTAGACGTTGGTGCCCTAAGTGATTTCCTAGATGGATTTCTCGAGGATGGAATCCTCACTGTGGGTGCAATCTGGTCTATCCTGGGAACGAAAGTTCGGGAAAGTAAGGTCGTATTCTGGCCTTCCTCTGATGGATGAAGCGGTTCTGGATAATAGTCGCCTCGGCCCTCCTGCTGCTCATAGCTGGGGCGGCTATTGCCAGAATCTGGTTTCCGCGAATTATTGATCCTCCGCCTGAGGTAATTTACCGTGACAGACACATTACCAAAAGGGATACGATCACGGTTGTTAGACCTGAAACGCGAACAATATTTAGAACAGTTGAAACGCTCGTCAAAGATACCATCTACGTCCCTGTCAACTTCAGAGGAGTCGGTGTTATCTCGGCCTCACCTGTCAAATTTGAGCGAGGCAATATTGTCCTTACCTACTTTGGACTCAGAGACTCAGCATTCGTCCAAGACAGATTTAGAATACCTCGACCAAGCACTAGCTGGTATCTATCTGCGCTTGGAGCATACGATCCGTTCTATAAGCAATATGAGGTTGGATTTGAGGCAGCAGCCAGGTGGAGACGCCTTACCATCTATTCCCGCCTCACAACGTCCCAAAGGCATCAATCACTGACCTTAGGAATTAGATATAGACTAACCGGAATTGAATAAGAATTCGTTCAAAAATTGAACAATCCTTTTAACCCCCATGCCAAGAGTTATATACGAAGAATTTAGAATCCGACCAAGTGCTTCTGAGCGAGACTTGAAAGAGTTTCAGCAAAGTTACATTTGGCGAGATATTGAAAGTTACATTAAGCAGCTTCTAGATGAGAGTTACGAGTTCCTTAAGTCTTCCGAGGATTTTGAGGTGTTACTCAAATCACAAGGCTGTGTTCGAGTCGCAGAAGATATACTTGATCTCCCTAATAAGATGATCGAGTGGGCAAAAGAAGATGACGAATTTGGAGGTCAAGAAAATGACACAGACTGAAATTAAGGAAAGCAAAGGCCAGGAAGAAATGCCTGAGACTGGTGAGAAGCTGGACGAGAGCCAGCAGAATCAGTTAGAAGATTTCATGGACTTTGTTGAAGGAGGGGATACAGAGGAGCTGGATGAAGCCAAGAAGCTCGAAGAAGAGCTGACGGATGAGAAGAAAGAAGAATCAGCCGAGGAAGAAGATGCCCTGCAAGACGAAGAAGAAACCGAAGCCGAGAGTGAAGACGAAGGCTCAGAAGAGGACGACGAGGAAGAGGAAGGAGAGGAAGAAGCTGAGTCGTCTGATGAACTGATTGCTCTCAAGGCTGAGTTGGAGGAAACGAAGAAGTTGATTGCTCGCCGCGAAGCTGCGGAAAGAGCAAAGGAGGAGGAAAAGAAAGAAGCAATTAAAGTTGAGATAGATCCTGACACTCTGATCACCGAGGCAGAGGCACAGGAATTTCTCACAGACCCTCACAAAGTCTTAAAGACCCTTGCCGAGAGGGTGTATGTAAAGGCTCGTGAGGATACCCTAAAGGATATTCCACAGCTAGTGGAAAGCGGTGCTCGCCGACAAACTGCTTTAGCCGACGCTCGAAGAGCGTTTTGGACAGAAAATGCTGACTTGAAAGAGAAAGCAAAATCGGTTCCAGCGGTTGATCGGCTTATTCGCATGACAGCGAACGAAATACAAGCCGACAATCCTGGATGGACGGTTGAGCAGATCTTTGAAGAAACAGGTAAGCAGGTGAGGTCTGCTATTAGCCTGTCAAAGAAAGCTCAACAGATTGAGGAGGAAGTGACGAAGGGGAAAAAGAAAAAACCAAATCAACCGAGCAAACCTAGAGGGAAACGTAAGTCTCCCCCTAAGGGCGGCGGTGATGAAAGGAGTGGGCTTCAAAAGGACCTGGACGCCATGCTTTCGAGTGTGGACTAAGGGTTAGTTCATTAACCAGTAACATGGAGGAAAAACTATGTTACCAGATTTTCTAATGGACAAGCAGGAGCCTGATAAGAAACTGTTTGTTGCCGCCGCTTCCACGGCGAACCTCACGGTAAACAACAGACACGTTTTTGTCGCAGGGGCTTCGCCTGTGGTTACAAGGGTGCTACTGCCGAATGTGAGCGAAGCCGAGCATTATCGGTTCTGCATCACCTGCACGACCATCCCTGCTACGACAGGAGCTTTAGTCCGTGTTGTTTACAATGACGGAGGATTAGCTGCGCTTTCTACCGACATTAACACCACAGGTGTTGACGTTGAGTTTGAGAGCAACGGAATCTTCTGGACACTCACCAGGGCGGTCTAGTCTTTGTGTGATCTCGTATTTTTATTAATCAGCCCTATGGAGAATTAAAATGGCTGGATTTTTAGGAATGAGGGGCGACGGAGATTGGACGACCAATCAACGCCCCGAAAACTGGAGGCAGATGATTCTTCATCTGTATCCTAACGGGAGTGCGCCACTAACGGCGTTGCTTTCCATGCTGGGTTCGGAGTCTACTGACGACCCGACCTACCACTGGTGGACTAAAGATCTACCAGATCAAGGCGGAGCAGTCACCAACGTTTATTCAAACGCTGCTCTGACAGTTGCCGCCACTTCCCTAGCCTATGCCGCTGGAGCAGTTCTCTACTTCCAGATGGCAGAAGCCGTAGCAGATGAGTTCCGCGAAGGTCATCAGGCGATGGCCCAGACTGGCGACGACTTCAATTATGCCTATGTGGGCAAGGTTGTTGATGTTACCAAGAATGGTGCCAATTCCTATATCGCCCTGAAGCTTCTGGAGGCTGTTACTTCTACATATCCAATCTGGTCTTCGGATCGTCTGGATATCATGGGTAACATGAATCCTGAAGGCGCAACCATGCCAGATGCTCTTGCCTATAATCCAGTTGAGTACTACAACTATACGCAGATCTTCAGGACTCCCCTGAGCATCACGCGTACAGCGCGTAAGACTCGGCTGCGTACTGGTAATGGCTATCAGGAAGCCAAGCGCGAGGCTCTCGAACTCCATAGTATTGAGATGGAGAAGGCTTTTCTATTCAGTGTCCGTTCCTCTGGAACAGGCTCGAATGGTAAGCCGGAACGCTCAACCTATGGACTCAGGAACTTCATTATTGATAACAATACGACCGGCGTATCTGACTACCCGACCACACCAGGCTATGGTGGTGTTGCGTGGACAGCAGCCGCTGGTGGTATTCAGTGGCTCTATGAGCGTCTGGAGCGGATCTTCCGCTACGGCTCGAATGAGAAACTGGGGCTTATCGGTAATCTGGCTCTGCTGGGCATCAACAGGTTGGCCGAAACCGAGGCATCAATCAATATCACGCCGCTGACTGTTTCCTATGGAATCAGGGTCCTCCAGTGGATTACGCCTTTCGGTACTCTGTACCTGAAGACGCACCCGCTAATGAGCACCAAGGCTGCGCTGCGTAGGGATTGTGTTATCCTCGAACCGGAGAAACTCAAGTATCGCTACATCGACGATACATTCTTTGTCAATGATCCTCAGGATCGTCGGAACCGTAACAACTCTCGAGATGGGACGGAAGAAGAATATATCACGGAATGTGGCCTTGAGGTTCACCATCCAAAAGCTTTCGGTTACCTCAGTGGTATCGGAAAGGCTGGAACTACTTCAACCTAAGGGTAGGGGAATTAATTTTCCCCTTTCCCTTTCATAAAGAAAGGAGGTTGATATGGGTGGTTTCATGAGGGGCGATTCGGGATATAGTGCCCCTGGCCGACAGACGTTTGTACCTGGTAACACTACAGGAGCCACAGCGATTCCTCGGTGGTGCAGGTACTTCAAAATTAGTGGCTCAACTCAATTGGTTGTGCAGCTCCGTGGAGACGCGGCAAGCTATACCATTTGGGCACAGCAAGGCACTAATATTGAGGACGTTGGTTGGCTGTATAATTCCAACGCGCATAGTGCCGCGATTCTAACCTTTCACGGGTAGGAGATGTCTGGGTATATTAGCGAAAAGAATAATCTAACGGCGCCAGCTGGGTTGCAGTCCCGATTGCTTCCCACTGACGCTGTTAGAGGATTCACAGGTATTGCTACTTGTCAAGGAAAACCTTCAGGTGTTCCCGCTGATATACCTGGGCAGATTCCTATGGTGGTGGATTCCCTTGCGGGAGTCCTATATATGTACGTCAATAATGCGTGGCAGCCGATGGGAGCTATAGGACAGGATGGACCAAGTATTGATGCTTTTGCTCGATTAAGAGTAAGCAATCCTTTTACCATCTTTGATAGTAAGCAGATATTTGATAACCAGCCTTTAGTTTGGGAGAACTATAAGATTGATGGTTCTTCTATCACAACGGCTTATACAAATGCTCGTGCTTCAACTCGCTTGTCTTTAGCTCATACATCAACTGCCTCGGATTATATTCGTCAGACTTATCAGCGTTTTAACTATCAGCCTGGTAAGAGTCAGATGATCCTCATGACCGCAAGGTTTGGGGCTTCTGCTGCTAACGTGAGTAAGAAGTTTGGGTCATTTGATGATAGGAATGGGATCTTCGTTGAGGATGATGATAACGGTGTCCTTCAAATTGTTCGCAGGACCTACACCTCAGGAGCAGCTGTTGATAATAAGGTTGCTCAAGGTGAGTGGAACATAGATAAGTTTGATGGAAGTGGACCTTCAGGAATTGTCCTAGATAAGACGAAGGTTCAAATCTTCATGATTGACCTTGAATGGCTCGGCGTTGGTAGAGTCAGGACAGGTTGGGTAATTGATGGTATACCTTATTACGCTCATGAGTTTAATCACGCTAATGTGATAGACTCGGTGTATATGAGTACGCCTAACTTACCAATTAGGTATCAACTGACTGCCCTGACTACGGCGGTTGCAACTACAGGAATTGAGTGCATCTGTTCCACAGTAATGTCTGAAGGAGGGCAAGATAAACTCGGCGTCCTCAGGCATCATGATACGGGAGCTATCTCCAGCTTGAACTCAGGAACCAGATACGGTATCTTGGGTATTCGATTAAGGAACGACTATGCAGGAATGGCTGTTCTAGTGGAAGCGGTTTCCCTGCTGGTAACGACCAACGACACGGCGCATTGGGAGATCAGGTTTAATCCTACTTTAGGAGGAACTCCTGCTTGGACTAATAAGAACAATGAATCTGGAGTTCAGGTTTCTGTTGGGGCAGCTAGCCTTACCATTAGCGCAAACACTCCTGGGGTTGAGACAGATGGAGGCTACTTTAGTCAATCTATCGCAGCTCAGAAAGACACCCCTAACGCTCTTAGATTAGGTATGAGCGCGAACTCAACTCCTGATGAGCTTTGGCTTGTTGTTGAGCCGATCTCTAATAATGCAACTATTCATGGCTCATTAACTTGGAGGGAGCTACAATAATGGGACACTTAGTAGGAGCTGATCTTTGGTCGATAGTAAGTAGGCCTCGTCTTGGAGGAGGTGGTGGAGCTGGTAGGAGAACCAAACAGCAGATCCTGTATGGTGCAGCGACTAGAGTTTATTCTGCTCCTCCTGGCCTATCAGGAGCAACTACCCACTTGTTCAATGCGGGTTCAACTATCGTCTGGATGGGCTATGACCATGTTAATAATAAGGTCATCTTTGCAGACACAACTGAGATTATTAGAAGGTGTAATATTGATGGCTCTTCTATTGCTACCATTGTAGACTTCTCCGGTTGGGGAGGAGATGCTAATGAGCATAACACCTTCTGTATTGATGAAGATAACGAGCGTCTTTACTTCTCAAACGGAGAGACCCTCTGGCAATGTAGGCTAGACGGATCGAGTATCAAGCTCATCTGTGGTGGTAATATAGGCCATTCTGTTTATTGTCCTCGAGATAACTTCATCTATAACCACGACTATGGCACAGGTCGGATGTACCGTGTGCATCCTAGTGGAGAGAGTCAAGAGTTCCTTATCCCTGATGGTAATGCTGCTCCTCGTTCCCTAACAATGGCCCTCTATTTCGATGATACAACGACTGATTATTTATTCTTAGGAACACTGGCCCGTTACCTTAATAGGTATGATTATCCAACGGCGGCTAATGAGCATTCAATGTACGCTACCACGAATAATCAGCCGTGGATGGCCCTTGCTTGGGACCATTCCTCCTCATATATGTATGGCATGAATGCTGCCGGTTCCTCAACGGTAAGTGGCCTTTATAGATGGCCTTCATCTTCATTTGGAGGATCTACCTTTGGCCTAGGAGCTGACCTCGTATTTAACTCTGCCCTTCTGAATGAAAGGGGAATGTGTATCAGATATGATGGGAACCTTAAAGGAAGGCAAGGGACTCCTGGAGGATATAGTAACACAACCTCTCTCGTCTTACAGGAATTTTTCTACGAAGTTGGAGGGAATGTTTATTCCGTTCTATCTGATTTCATTCCTGGAACCACAACCCTTATCAGGGCACAGGCAGAAGGCGAATCTGATTATGAATCTATGAAGGTTGACCACGTTAATAGCAAACTCCTTGTCATGGGAGCTGTTAATGATAAGATCTGGTCAATGAACTTCGCCGGTACAGGCTTTACAACCCTCTTAACCTCACCTGTCAATATCGACTCTAATAATGATATGTGGGTAGATGAGGATAACGAGAAACTCTATTGGACAGCATTGGGAAGGCTGTATTCAGCTAACCTTGTTGACGGTTCCTCAATTACCCAAATTGACGCTACTAAGAACTGGAAAGGAATCCAATACGTTCCTGCAGATAACTTCATCTACGGGTATATTGGAACAGGTTCACCCTATCCAGTATGGAAAGTTCATCCGAATGGGTCTAGCTTAACTGACACAGGCCTTACAGTAGGTAATGACACCCTCTCAATGAGGATCAAACCTACTGGATCTGGAGGAGCTGGAACAGGTAAATACTTCTTCTTCGGGGATGGTAATGGAGATATTGAAAGATATATGTTCCCCTCAGGAGGTACACAGAGAGTAGGTTGGTTTAATTCAAGCAGTTGGGATTGGGAGGATCTATGGTATGATCCTTCGAAGCAGATTCTCTATGGTCTGTATCAGCATACAACAGCTCGAACAAGAGGCCTTTACCAAATGAATGCCGCAGCTAACACTCCTGAAATCTTATCAGGAATGCCCATTTTTGACTACGCTTCGTCAGGTTCAATCAGCTTCGCTTTCCGATATAACAAGAACCTAAAGGGCGCATTTGGCGCACTATTACAATAATCAAAAAGGAGGATACAATGGCCTTTAAGAATCATCCCTTCGGAGGGAAAACAGATGAGCGTGGACCTTCTGGTGACAACTCTTCCTACAAGAAGAAGTCAGGAAAGACCACTCCTCGCCACTATGATCCCAAGAATGGATCGGCTGGTGGTGGAGGAAAGAAGCCTCGTGTAGCGAAACTCTACAAGCCTATTGGTAAAAACACTCCTAAGGCTCCCTCTGTGAGCAAATAAGGATTGTTCAATTATTGAACTAATTCTTTTTGGGGGTGTTGCATGACCTTACTAGAAGTTCGTACACAGTTTGTGAAGCAAACAGGTCGTTATGATCTGGTTGTAGATGCAACGTCTTTTGCTAACAACGGCGCAGATTATTATATCCAAGCTGGGCAGAGAATGTTGGATCGTCTCCTTGAGTTCCCGAAGGATGAAGGGGAGATGAAAATTACTCTCGCAACGTCAGCTATCTCAACAACCCTGACCAACGTGATAAGCGTTCGGGAAGTGGCTGTTGTAGATGCTACTGACGAGACAATCAACTACATGACTCGCAGGAGCATGAAGGAGATGCGAGAGAATTACGGTGATGAAGTTGCGAATCTAGCGAATGTAACGGCAAGTGAACCTAACTCTTGGTCACTCGGTTGGCTGAGATCAAACACTAGCAGGTCTACCACGACGGAAGGTGGGACTAAGAAATTAGTAACCATGCCTCCAGCGGATAGAACATATACCTTAAGACTGCGAGGTCTCTTTGGGAGTCCAGTCTTATCGAACGATACAAGCGTTAGTTTCTGGTCAGATCAGCACCCTGATACCCTAATATGGTCAGCGATGTATCAACTCGAAGTTGCTTATAGGAACTTTGAAGGCTCGCAAGCTATCCTAACCAACTTGAAACAGATGGTTATTGATATTGATAATGAGGTCGTTGAACAGGGTCAGGTTGATCAGGACCAGCTCAAAGACAGTCATAGGTTTATCGAGGAGCCGATTCGTAATCAAGACAGGTATCTGTAATGAAGGAATTTCCTTTCATCATACAGGAGTCTTTTTCCAAAGGATTGAGGGCGGAAGATACATACCTCAATGAGGAGGGCTATCTGGAAGAGTGTCTTAATATGAAACCAGACGAAGGTGGTTTGGTTCTATATGAAGCCCTGACAGACCCCTTCTCTGGTGGGCAGGTTGTGGATTTTCCGTTTCCTCAGTTCTTTCGGGGACAGGAGCTGACTCTACTATTTGATAAGAAAGCCTTATCGGAAGTAGGGACAGGTTCAGTACCCTGGACGAAAACCTCGATTAGTCTATATAGTCCCTCATTACCTTCGGCCACCTCTGGGATTACCCAGGATGGTATTTGGCATTTTGTAGATCTTGGACCGGCGTTCTATGCCTTCAACGGCACGAGCGTCGTATTCAGGACAGGATTGGATAGGTTGGAAAGTTCTGCCACTAGCACTACCTTTGTGACCGATGCTGTTACTATCAATACTGGCTGCGATTTTCGCGGTAGAGTTTATATTGGCGGTATGGATTCCTCTAGTTTATGGGGAACCTTGTGGCAGGAGATCTTTGCTGAGTGGGAACAGGAAGCGGATTTGGAGGAGATAGATTTAATCGCCCAAGGCCCTGATGTAAATTGGGTATTCTGGTCTTCGATTGGAGGTGGGGACTTCCCGTTATGGCTTGTTTATCCTCAGGGTTTTGGGCAATTAGAACTTGGTCCTA